TAAACATGGCAACTACTGGCATTATTAATGGTACGTTGATGCGCCTATACAAAGATTCAACTGCGATAGGTTACGCAACATCCTGCCAAATGAACATCTCCGCAGCCATGCGTGAAATCTTGACAAAGGATAGCGCAGCTGGAGGATGGAGAGAGGTAAAGAAAGGTCAGCTTTCCGGCACACTGTCCACAGAGGCATTGTACGCTGGGCCTGGCGATTCTTCTACCAACTACTTATTTGATGATCTCTTTACCGATTTAATATCTGGTACTGCATTGACTATCAAGTTTACCACAGACGTGCAAGGTGACAATGTCTTTACTATGAGTGCTATTTGTACATCATTAGACTTAAACGCAGGTGTAGAAGAGAATACAAGCTATTCAGCATCCTTCGAGGTTACTGGTGCTATTACAAAGACAGTTAAAGCATAATTTTAAATCCTAACACATGAAAACAATAACAATCGCCAACACATCCATACCGATTAAATTTGGTATGTATGTGTTAGGTACATTTCTAAGGGAGAGGAAACTTAAATTAAGTGACCTTTCCCTTTTAGGAGAAGACCTTTTACTTGCCCTTGAACTTGCTTTTACCGGTGTTGAGCATGGTTACAAAGCTAAAGGGGATAAATGCCCTTACACTTTACAATCTTTCTGCGACTTGGTAGACACAGACATGGGAGGAATAACTCGCATCATGGAAATGATTTCAAATGAGATTTCACCACCAGAAGATGAGAGCCAAAAAAACGTAGTGGCGAAGGAGGAGAACTTACCCTTGAGTACATCGAACGCTTTTGTTTCGGAGTTTTAAGGTTTCCTCCTTCGCAATACTATGAAATGAGTTTAAAGGAAGTTGTTATAGCCATGCAAGGTTATAACAATCACTTTGAACAACAGGAGCAAATAGAGTGGGAACGAATTAGATGGCAGACAACACTTTTATTAAATGTTCACACAGCAAAAGGTAAAAGTTTAAAGCCAAAAGATTTAATAGAATTTCCATGGGAGAATCCTATTAAAAAAGAAACTAATAGAAGTTTGACAAATAATGACAAGTCAATATTTGACAAATGGGATAAAGAAACATAAATGGCATTAGGTAAACTGAATTTAAAACTTGGCATTGATGTATCTGATCTTGACAAAGAACTTGGCAAGGTAGAGCGTAGTATGTCAAGGTTTGGCGGTAAGATGCAAAACATTGGTACTACTCTTACACAGTCACTTACTTTACCTATTATTGCATTAGGTGCTGCCTCCTTAAAATCTTTTGCAGACATTGAGAAACTACAAAATGGTTTAATTGCCATTATGGGAAGTAGTGAAGATGCGGCAGTTGAAATGGAAAAGCTACGAAAGGTTGCAGAAAATCCAGGCCTTGCCCTTCCCGAAGTTGTCAAAGCATCTGCCTCTTTACAAAGTGTAGGAATGAATGCCGACGCAGCTCGCGAAACTATCACACAATTTGGTAATGCCGTAGCAAGGGCAGGAGGTGGTGCAGAACAATTTGATGGCGTAGTTTTAGCACTCTCACAGATAAGCGCGGTTGGAAAAGTTACACAGGAAGACCTTAATCAAATAAAAGAAAGGCTTCCAGAGTTTGCAAGGGTAATGAAAGAGGAGTTTGGTGTTGTAACGGCCGAAGGAATTAGAGAACTTGGAATAAGTAGCGAAGAATTTATACAAAGGTCGGTTGGTGCTTTAGGAAACTTGGAAAGGGCAAATGGTGGTTTAGCTAATACCTTTGATAATTTAAAAGATAATGTTAGCGCATCATTAGCAGAACTTGGTAAAGCAATAAATGAAACATTAAATTTAGAAGCAGTTGCCGCAGCATTGAGCGCAGGATTGCAAAGATTAGTAGATGGATTTAAATCTCTTAATCCGGAGACACAAGGATTTATTGTTAAGGCTGGTTTATTAGTCGCAGCTTTAGGCCCTGCAATATTTGTAGTAGGAAAATTAATAAGCACTTTTGGTGCATTAATAGGTACTACTCGTTTAATAATGACTACGGTAAAAAACCTATCTACGGTTATATCTGGTGCCTTTGCAAAAATACTTGCTAATCCTGCTATACTTGGTGTTACTTTAGCCATTGCCGCAGTTGGAGCTATTGCCTTATATGTTTACGATAACTGGAAAGCATTTAGCGATAGATTTACAAATATTTGGATAAACATAAAAAACAGTGCTAACAAGGGAGTAGCTGATTTTATGATGGCTATTGATAAGCTTCAAAAAGCAATGGGCTATCAATTATTTGATGTTAGTGGAATGACAAAATATCAGGAAGAACAGAAAGTAGTAGCAGCGGAGTTTAAAACAATAGGCGAAACAGTTGACAGTCTTAAAGGCAAATTTAAAAGCCTATTCATGGCTGCACCTGGCAAAGGTGGTGCTGGAGGTGGAACAGAAGGAACGGGAGAATTAGTATTTGGTGATGGTGGCGCACCAACAGGAGGAGGAACGGGAGGAGGTAAAGGTGTTGGAGCGGTTTTAAATACTCCAATAGATACAGTAAACTTATTACCTACCTTAGATTTACTTCCAGATAAATTAGAAAGTATATCAGCCGCAAACGAAAGATTAAAACAGACTAATGAAGATGTAGCTAAATCATTTAATAATATTACACCTGCTGTAAAATCTGCCGCAGATATGTTAACTCCTATGCAAGCTATATTAGTGGAAGGTATAAATACCTTTGCTGATTTAGCGGCTGGTGGTTTTGAAAGCATGAAAGAACTTGCACAGGCAGTTAAAAAAAGTGTTGCTGAAATAATAGGCAATCTTATTAGAATGTTTGTTGCTAAGGCATTAGCAGGTTTACCTCCTACACCATTTATGTTAGCCATTGCACCTGCAATAGCAGCATTAGCAGGTAATTTAGGAAAAAGTTTAGTGATGAAGATTGGCGCGCCTAAGTTAGCCGAGGGAGGTCTTGCCTACGGCCCAACCATGGCAACGGTTGGAGATAACAGAAATGCTCGTGTTGACCCAGAGGTTATTGCACCTTTATCAAAGTTAAAATCAATGATGGGAGACATGGGAATAGGTGGCACTTTAGAGACAAGGATAAGCGGAAACGATTTAATTATATTGTTAAACAGAAGTCAGAAGGGACTTAACAGAGTACAATAATGGCAGCAAGGTTTCAAACGACAGTTTATAACGAGAAAGGCAGAAAGATAATAGTTTCTATTAAAGACAATGTCTTTTCCGGTATGACTTATGATTTTGATACCATTGGTTTGCAGTTGCAATATGACAGTGAAAGTCAGCAAGGACAAGAAAGATTTACTCCTATCATTGGTTCACGGTGTTCATTGTCTTTATTAATTAATAATAGTGATCTTGAAACCTTGCTCCTTGACATTGGCTTGGCTGTTGAGGGAAGATTCACGATGGAGTTAACAGCCTACGAAGATGATAACACAACTGTATCATTTAAATGGTATGGCTATATAGTCACAGATTTAGTAGAGTTTGAAGATATTCCATTGTCCATAGGTTACCAGGCGCAGATATCTGCCATTGATGGATTAGGTTGGCTAAAGACATTAGATTACAAAAGTGCGGTTGGGCCTTACAACGGGCAGGACACAGTTGTTCAACATATTTTAAATTGCCTTAATCAGTTGGATTTTGTCCAAGAGAATCTTGTGGCAAATAGTTTGCCAGTGTTACATACTATTTTTAACTGGCATGAAAGTACATTAACATATAGTGCTAATAATGATTTTGCTTTAAAAACTGCAATACAGCATAGAGCATTTTACCACATTGACACAAAGAAAAATTATACTTACCAAAGTTGCTATGATGTAATTAAAAAGATTTGTCAAGCACTTGGAGCAAGAATATTGTTTAGTGGTAGTCAATATTGGTTTATTCAGATTAATCAATATGCCAACAATCCTGCATCATTACGTTACTTTAAATACAGTGCTTTAGGTGTTCAAACATCTGGCACATTTACCGATGACTTTACTTTGTCTAATGTACAAGGCAATTTAGGAAGTAGTGATTTAATGAGATTAAGCGGAGGAAAATGGACATATTACTCTGCTTTAAAAAATGCTTTAGTACGTTATAATCACAATGCTAAAAAGAATTTAATGCCTGGTGTAGTTTATAACTACATTACAAATACAGATCCTGTTATAGTTAGAACAGATACATTAGATAGTACAAACAATGAGGCTAAATTAAGCTATACAGGAATGTTATACCAAAGGTCTATTTGGTCAACTGGTGGCGGTTTTGTGCCTCATATCTTTGTATATGCTGTAAAGGTTGCATCTATCATAGATTACATTCCATTGATGGGTTTTAATATTTTACAAACATGGACACTTGGAAGTGGATGGAGTATATTAAATGGTAGTTTATTTGCTACCACAGCAACAGGTGTAGTTGAATGGACAGGCAGTGCGGTTGTATCTAATAGATATTATTATGTTACAATAAAAGTAGGCTCTTTGCAGCAAGGTGAATTAAGGTTGCGCATTGGTGGAGTAACGAAAACAATAACAAGCGAAGGTGATTATGAGTATAAAAT